GCAAACGCAGGTATCTCAGGTTCAGGATTCGGTGAGTCAATCGTTTCTGCAGTAGCCTCAGAAACAGTAGCAAGTGGTGATGTTCTAGGACTTACTTGGACAGCCGTTGCTGGTGCTATTGGTTACAACATTTACGTTGGAACAGCGACAGGAACTGCAAACTGTAAGTTTGTTGGTGTAGCACAAGGTAATTCTTGCGTTATCCAAGGAGCAACAGCAGTTAACCTAGTAGGCGACAACTTCGCTTTCTCAACAACTGGAGCCGCCGCATCTCGTGCTAACGCAGATACTTCTGCTTATGCAACAGGATACGATGGAATTCTTCCAACTGTTCTAGGTCCTAACTCAGGTTTCAACAACAACCGTAATGGTGCCGCATTTAGCACATCTAATCCGGGCGTTGAATACCAGACAGTATTCTATAACCTTTACAACTCAGTAAAGGCTGATCCAGATGAGATCTTGATCAACGGTGCAGACCGCAAGCAACTATCTGATTCTATCAAGAACGGTTCTACAGCGAACTATCGTTTGAACCTTACTCAGACAGAAGCAGGAGATTATGTTGGTGGTGCAACTATCGGTGCTCTTTATAACGAAGTCACTGGTAAGATGGTTCCACTTACAGTTCACCCATGGTTACAGCAAGGCGTAAGCCCTGTTCTATCCTACACATTGCCAATTCCAGATACTGAGGTTTCAGATGTCTGGTCAGTATTCAATGTTCAGGACTACATGGGTATCCAATGGCCTGTAACTCAATTTACTTATGATTTCTCAACCTATTTCCGTGGAACTTTCCTATGCTACGCACCAGCGTGGAACGGTGCAGTTTCTGGAATCGGCAACGTTTAATCTAAGATAGTTAGTTAAGTGGTGCGTCATATAGCGGGCGCACCACTTACTAATAAATTACTATGACTGATAATCAAATAGTTTTATACATCTGCAACTCTTGCAATAGAGCAAGGCGTGGCAACAAAAACGAGAATTTCGTATGTGATGTCTGCAAGAGTGCCAATTACACAATTTGGGAGGGCTTCCAAAATGACGAAGATGATTCCACCACAGGGCTTGAAGGAAATAGCAGTAAGAACTGAACGGGGAACTAAAATTTATAGAGCAGACCGTAGTGGTTTGATCAATGTAGAAAATCCAAACCATGTTAAACAAATGAAGCATGAAGGTATTGGTGAGGCAGGACTTACTGGAACTGCATCTGCTGGGGCTGGTTATACCTGCACTCAATGTGGATTTGGTTCATGGTTTATTAAATGCTCAAGGTGTGGGCATACAAACGAGAGAATAGAAATGGACGGGTCAAGTGGCTAGTGCAATAAATCCAACAACGCAACAGTTCTCGACACCTTACTTGACTGCTAATGAATATCGTAATGCGCCGACTGCTATTGATATTGATAATCTCGTTTTTAATTCTACTGACCCTGATGTCCAAGACAGCGAATTAGTAAATGTTATTGCCCGTGCCTCATCATGGGTAGATACCTATTGCAACCAAGTTCTTGGTGCAACAGAAGAAACAGAAACACAACGCTCTCGCATTAGAGGGGATGGAACAATCCGCTTCCACCCAAGATATAGTCCTATTATTGCTCTTACTTCAATTTCATACGGCAACTATCCAAATAATCTTATTACAGCCTCAGACCCTTCTGTCTGCTGGCTTGAAAACTCAGAAGTGATCTTTCCATACGCTGGATTAAATAATGTGATCACATCTCAAGGTCCTCTTGCCTTTGGTTATCCAAGTGGTCAAGGCACAGAAGTATTTTTGAAATATACCTACATTAATGGATACGCAAATACTTTAACTGCAACACCAGAAACTGCTGGCGATACAACTATAACGGTTGCAAGCGGTAAAGGCATTACTGTTGGACAAGAATTAAAAATTTATGACGGCATGTATTCTGAAACTGTAAGAGTTGCCAGCACATATACTTTTGGTTCAACAACTGTTCCATTAGAATTACCACTTATTTATAGTCATGCCGTTGGTGTGTCTATTTCAGCCTTGCCACCTTCAGTTAAACAAGCAACAATTCTTGCCACAACTGCTATGCTTAAGGTAAGAGGCGATAACTCGCTAGTAATGGGTGTTGGCACACTCCCATCTCAAGGTATAGCAGGTAATCAAAATATCGGTGACGATATGGCGATGGCTATGGATTTACTAAAGCCCTTCCGCAGAATTAGGTAGTCAAATGAGCCGTAGAGTAGTCAGAGATGCGATTACGACTTGGATATCTTCAGCACAAATTACTACCCTCAACCAAGTTTTTAACTCATTTCCAAAACGCATTAACTTTCAAGTCAATAGTTTCCCCGGTCAAAACAATAGAGCCGCATGTGTGGTGTTCATTGAAAGTGAGACAGAAAGCCGTGTTGCTATTGGCGGTGTCTTATCTGACGGAACTGGCTTAGGCTGGAAGCGTGTAGATTATTCAATAGCCCTTCAGATATTCCATCACTCACTTGAGCGAAATGCTGAAGATGCTATGACCGCCTTTGATCAATTAATAGATGATATTAAAGAGCGATTGAGAAATGGCTTCCATGAGTTGGGTGAAAATGACCCCACTAGAATATGGCAAGCCGCAGAACCTGCAATAGATGTCCAATATGGTGAACCACTAACCAACGAAGGTGGAGCAACTGAAACTTGGGCGGCTTTACGATTTACCGTAACTCAAATGATACAGAACTAGGAGAATACCAATGCCTCGTTACGAATATATTGGTGAGGGTGAGAGAGTAATTCCTGATCTCAAACTCATTGTAAAAAAGGGCGACACTTTTGACGCTCCCGAAGGTTTCAAGGCTTTGGGAGTTGTTCTAGCGTCAGCCAAAACCGCACCTGCGGTTGAGAAAGACAAAAAGGAATTACCAAAAGAAGAAGTTAAACCGTCTGCCCCGTCAGACACTAGCGCAGGAGCGTGAATAAATGGCATCAGCACAACCATCCGTAAGAAGTTACCTCGGAATTGCTAAAGAGGTAACGCCAGCAACACCAGTAGCCGCAACCAACTTTATTCCAGTTAATAAAGATTCGTTAAAGCCTGTTGATATTATCAACCCACTTTACGACACAGGGCTTCGTGGCTCAATGGCTGAAAACTACACCTACATCCAAGGTCGCCGTCATACTGAAATTGATCTAGGCGGTCCTGTATTCGCAGATACTGTCGGATATTGGCTAGGTGGTATTCTTGGCTCAGTAGCAACTACTGGTGCCTCAGCCCCATACGCACACACAATTACTTTGAAGAATGCAACTGGTATTGGTGCAGATGCACAACCAACTTCTTTCACAATCGAAGACATGTATGTTGCCAACAACCGTTTCTACCCTGGTTGCAAAGTAACTGACTTCAACATGACTTTTAACTCAGATGGTATGTTGGAATACACAGCAAAGTTAATGGGTCACCCATCTCAGACAACTTCTGTTGCTTCACCTTCATTTAGCACAGTAGTTCCAACTCCAGTATGGCGTGGTTCTGTGTCTATTGGTGGGGTAACTGTTGGTTATTCAACCACAGGTTCAGTAACTATGACCCGTAAGGCTGAAGCAATCTTTGGTATTAATACTGCTCAAGGTCCTTACGAAATCTTTGTTGGTGCATTGGATTCAACAGCCAACTTTACTTTCGTAATGGAAAATGATGATGAGTTGCTTAATTTCTTAAATAACACTCAACCAACCTTGAACCTAGCATGGGCGCAAGGTGCAGGTGCAACTGCTACAACTATTGCTTTCAACATCGACAAGGGTGCTTATACAACTGCGGTCATTGATCGTAGTGCTGACTATGTAACTGTTGCTGTTGATGTAAACGCAATTGCTACCACAGGAGATGCAGGAGCCACAGGTGGCTACGCACCTATCCAATGGTATCTAGAGAATGCTGTTGCTTCTGGAACATACCAGTAAGCATCTAGCGTAGAACGCAAGAGAGGGGTGTATCTGATGCGTGGCGTTGCCTTCCCGCCATTGCTCCACCCCTCTTTTGCCCTTATACTGTGAAGGCAAACCTACGGAAGGAATAACATGGCACAAAATGCAACAACCAGCGAAAAGACTATTACTCTACCAAGTGGGGCAACGGTTACTTTCAAAGATCCAAAAACACTACGAGTAAAAGACCGTAGAAAAGTTTTGGCTAATGCAAGCAAAGAAGAAGGCTTAATGCAAGCCCTATCTATCGTAGATGGATTAATTGCTATTTTGGTCAAGGAGTGGTCATTTGAATTTCCACCACCATCTGTAAAGATTTCTGTATTGGGTGAACTTGAGATGCCTGACTACGACATGCTCTCAGAAGAGGCTGGTAAGGCTCAGGAAATTCTATTTCCTAATTTGACCAAAACTGATGCAACAGAGAGCGATCCCGATAGCCCTTTCGGAGACTCCAACGCTTAAAATGGGTACTTGAAGGTCAGGAAAGGCATGAAAGTTTTGAGTATCCTGATCAAGAATACTTTTACTACTTAGCCGCAGAAAAATTTGGTTGGACACCTACTCAAGTAGATAACCAACCAGCCTATTTAATGGATTGGTTAGTTTCTATTGCTCAGGTTGTTGATGAAGTGAAAGTTAAAAAACAATGATACCGAATAACTTGAAGTTAGTTAAAAACAGTTGGAACAATTTGACTAACAGCGTCAATGCGAGTGCTGAAATGGCTCGTAATGAGATGATGACTTCACTTATTCAATTATCTAAAGAACAAATTCAAGGTCGGCGCAGAGAAGGTGAAAAGGCTACGGCTGGATTACCGCCAAAGAATAGAACTGGTAATTTAAGGCGTTCTATTATTGGTAAAAAATACACTTCAGGTTTTGGCACATATAACGCAATAGTAGGACCGACTATGGTTTATGCTAGGGCTGTTGAATTGGGTGGAGAATATGCACCTAGATCATGGCAAGGCACATCTGCCATGAAGGGTTTTCCATATATGGAACCTGCTTACCGCAAATTTCAACAAGTTGTCGCACCTCAGATCATTGCTAAGTATTTTACGAGAGGACTATAAATGGGCGGTTTTCTTCCACCAGTAGTTTTACTCATTGAGGCGAACGCAAAACAAGCAATTGCTGAGATGGGTAAGGTTAATACTCAACTTACCGCTATGGAAGCAAAGGCTCTTAAGGCTGGCAAGTCAGTTTCAATGTTCAACAAAACTGCTGTGGTCGGAACTGCTGTTCTAAAAGGTTTTGCACTCGCTTTTACTGCACTTGGCGCAATCGGCGTAAAGTCGTTAATGGACATAGAAAAGTCCTATAACCGACTAGGTCAAGCCATGTCTAACCAAGGGCTGGCGACTAAAGAAAATTTACAGGCAACATCTGAATTAGTTGATAGTTATGAAGGTCTAGGTTTTGGTTCTGAAAAAGCCGCAGATGCCATGACTGTTTTGG